TTATTTAGTGGGTGGGTTGGTTAAGGTTTAAAGTTTTTTTTAATTAATCCACAACATAATCCATCACTTGACCGGTAGATATTTTCCCTTCTAATAATTCCGCACAAGTTGAATTAATAAGCACTGTATGATGTGGGTGATATTTTTCAGGTATGTTCAAATGTTTAATAACAACCCTTGCGACTTCATCAAATTGCGCTTCTTCTTCAATTCTTTTTACATCTTCAATAGCATTTTCAAATTCATTTCGAATTGATGGATTAAAACTTCCTGCTCTTTCAGACAACATTTCAATAATTTTTTCTACTAATGATTTTTTCATTTTTTAAGGTTTAAGGGTTAATTATTCGGTTGTTTTTTAGATGGCGTATTTATTTTTTAGATGTTCTATTATTTTAAAAGCGTCCTGTTTTGTGATACCGTCATTTATTATTTCAGTTTTTTCAGCTTCGGACAGGTTGGTATCATTTTTAATTTCTTCCAATTCTTCATCGCCAATTGTTACTATCTGTTCAATAAAAGCATCTGTGTTACAAAAAGGGCACGGCGGATTATCACCACTTGAACAAAGTCCATTTTCGTCACATTTATCTAAATCCCAAAGTTTCCCATCTATACATCTGGCATCAGGGTATGTAGCACCAAAAAATGGAAATTCAGGACACGGCCCGAGTGTGTTTTTATTCATGATTTTTAAATTTATGTTTGGTTATTATTCTGAGGCCTTCGGGTGTTTTTACCCGACTGAGTGCGGTATACAATTGGCCATCCTGGAAACAGTTGCGGGTAAGATCGATCGTAATGTCGTCAAAGGTGAGCCCCTGGCTTTTGTGGATGGATAGGGCGTAGGCCAGTTTAAACGGATACTGTGTTATTTTTCCTTTTTCCTCCAGCTCCAGGCTATCACTTTCCTGGCTGTACACATATTCCTTTTTTGTAAGCGTGACCTTTTTTAACGGGTATTCCACGCCACCTACTTTGATAAACATATTTTTATCCCTGGCAACAAAAACGCCGATCGTCCCATTACGCAACGGGTTATTTTGACTGTTTACCAGGTACATTATTTTGCAGCCATCTTTAACGCGGATCTCATTTTCCAGGTTAAAATCAGTCGGCTTTATTGCACCCTCTACACTGGCTTTGTAAACAAATTCTTTCCCTTCCTGGCGGTCCAATCCCTCTTTATTGTACCTGGCTACCGTGCTGTTATGTGGCGCCAGGATAATCCCGTTAGGCTCTTTGGTAATAAACTGGCGGAAGTACGGGACCTTTTCAACCCCTTCGCGGATCTCGTTCAGTGCTGATATAAATTCGGGGTCCGACTGTCGTAATATTTCATCCAGGTCGATCATGCCGATTTGCAGGCTGGTTAAGATCTTGGCAAAATTCCATTCAATACCCCTGTACTCGTGTGGTTTACCCATCATTACCGCGCGCATATTGTCGTCAACGATCGGCGGTAATTGCTTCATATCACCGATAACAATTATTTGCCGCTTAGGCAATCCGGAAAGGGAATTTTTTCTAAAGGTCCAGTGTATCGCGTCCATAATATCGGCGCGTACCATTGAAATTTCGTCCAGTAAAATCGTGTTGGCATTTTTCAAAACGTCCTGTTTGCTGCTACGCAGGCGACAACAAAGATCATAAGTCAATATCTCAAACGGGTTCAGCGAAAAAGTAGAGTGGATCGTGGCGCCATCGATATTGTTGGCAGCGATACCGGTGGGTGCGATCGCTATAAATTTTCTCTTCTCTTCCCGAAGTCGCCTTTGTAATTCACGGACGACGGTGGATTTTCCCGTACCGGCTTTACCAGTTAAATACAGGCTCTCCCCATTCATTGCCCGCTCTAAAAACTCGTTCTGTTTTGCTGTAAAAATCATTTAAAAAGTTGTTTTTGTTCCATATCAAAAGCTGTTGGCTCATTGCTCCATATAACTTCTGTTGTATTTCAGTTCATTCGTTTTCTTTTCGTTTTCAAACATAGTTAATTTTTATTTCCAAACAAATTATATTTTTCTAAGGTAGGGAGGAAGATATGGAACATTGATCCAGTTAAAAAAAGCCTCTTCGCTTTCCCAAACTGGAGGGAGGGTAGGATTTTTTAAAGTGCAAGCCCAGTCGTTTTTTCCGTCTTTACCGTTATTAAAACACTCGCTTTGCAAGCGTAAACCTTCGTCAGTTCCACACCAGCCCATGCGAAGCCACGCGGCCGCAATTGTGTACCTGGAATAGTCGCTCGATCCCGTCCGTATGGCAAACATTCGCCAATAATCCAATCGCTGAGGCATGAAAAGGTCCAGCTTAATACCTTCCGGCAGGTCTATTTGCATCATTCGGCCGGTGGGCTTTCCTTTAATAACTTTACCAAGCGAGTTAACGGTGCAAATAAATTCAGGGTGAACTACATAATTCGGTGTAGTATCGAATAAATCTATTTTGGGGACGTTTACCAGCTTTGGAACACAACATAATTCTACGTCATGCACTTCCTGTTTTTGCCGTCGGACGCTGCCAACGATCCCTAGGGTTTCGACAAATGGCTGGATTAACCGGCCTTTCTCAATTAGGATACTTCGGGCTTTTCTTAATTCCATGGTAACAAAATTAAATGTGTGTGATTCGTGGAACATTCGCGCTATCGTAACACGATCAGCGCTTTGTGCTGAGGCTCCAGCGTTTTCCAGCCCTGTGAGCCTTCCCATGCAAAAGGAACGATCCGCCTTACATCGGTATAAACATGCACCCACTGGCGGACCTGAACTTTTTTAACAATCCCTGTTTTTTTTGCTTTTCCTTTCCTCAGTCCAAACGCCTTTATATTTTACAAAAGTTTTCACTTCGTCGGCTTCGGTCATGTGCCTGGTGGAAACAAGGCGCCCCACCGCGATCGCGTGACCGTTTAACGCCTCTTCGTCTATTGTTTTGGCCAGGATTTGATCAGTGAGGGGCTGGCCGCTCATGCTGGTAATGGTTTCCAGGTTGTACTCGGCTTTGCTCAAACAAATAAGAACTATCCCGCGGTAGGAAGTATTCCATGTCCGGGTTTCCTCTTTGCCGTGCAACATCATTTCCCCGTATGGCGGTTTCCAGGAAAGCGCTTTTACTGGATTATTATATAGGTCTTCCATGGTGATCGGTCCAGCGTCCGGTACCAGCGAAAAACCGAAAAGGTCGCCGTCTGTTGTGTAGTCAGGTTCAAATTTCATTTTAACGGCTTGGGTGTTTTTTTTGTAAATCGCCCAGGGTCAGCCTTAAAGGTCGCTTCCATAAACGGGGTAACGGTCATTTCTACTATTGTTTTGCTGCTGTCAGCATAATTAGTTAGGTTAATAAATTTCATGATTTAGATTGTTTGAATACTTTAAAATACCGATGGTTGCAACCATCTACATCAATTATTTTATTTTCTATCAACCATTTAAGGGCAACCGCTGAAGCCTGCGCTCCATTGGTATACACTTCCAATTTTGTTGGAAAAAAAATAGGATATGTTTCTGCATCCTGGACGCGTGAATTACCCAGCTTTTCCGCTGTGTATAGGTCAGGTTTTGGAAGTTCCGGCCCTATCATTACATCGAGTTCGGCTTTGGTCCAGGCTGGAATGCATGACCCGGAAATATGCATGGGGTCCTCCAGTAAGCACGCGTCCCAGTGCATAGGGGTATAATCCAGGGGCTTCCCCGCCTTTGCTGCTTTGTCGATCGCTTCCTGGTCTATTTCCCTCAGCCACCAAATAATAGCTTTGGGAATGATACCCAACGCCACCAGTTCGTCGCATTTGTCAGGGTTTGCAGTCAGTTGCTCCAGTCGATTCATTTTCTATAAAAATTTTTAATTGTTCAAGGATTTTGTAAGCGGAAATGAAAATCGGGTTATACGGATTATCGCCATTTTTCAGGATACCGATTAACCAGTCGTTATGCTTCGCCACATTGTTAATGGTGATCCATCCCGTAATTTTTACCGGTTCCGTTGGCATTGGCCGGCCATCAAACCAGGCCACCAATTCCAGCGCCTTATTTTTTAGCGCTGCCCTTTGCCGTTCCAGTTTTTCCACTGATCTCTCTGTCATACTCGATATTTAACGGGTTCAAATATTTGGGAACATGCTTTAATTCATTCAGGTCGATCGATTCCCATAAGTCCGCAACGCGTGACCTCAGAAGCGGGAATATTTTCATTTTAACAACATAGCCTTCCCCTTTGTTATCCATGTCCGTGTGCACATCGCCATGCAGGTAAACAATGTTTAACGGGTGTTCCGCTATACTTTTAAACTTTGATTTTGGTAGGATATGAGCAACAACGGCGGACGCGATCATAGCCATGGTGTCGCCCAGCGGCTTACCTGATTCCATACACTTTTTAGGTGCCTTCGCTATCATTTGCTGGAAAAATTCACCACGGGCCGCCGCTTCCTTTCGGGCGTCGCCTTTGGTTTTCTTACCTCCGTTTTTCATTTTTAATCTTTCGATCATGTAAGGGGTCAGTGCCATAACTATTGTTTTTTAATGAGTTCATTCGATGCAATCAGTAAAATAGTTTCGTAGGCCCTTTTATACAGGTCCACTTTTTTGTCAATCACGCCTTTGGTAAAGGTGAGTTCACCGGAAATTTGCGCCGTTTGAAACTTAACGGTAAGGCTTTCCCCGTGCCACACTTTAATGCTACCGGAACGATTGCCGGTTTGTATGGTTTCAATATCTTTTTTACCGCTGATTTCAGTAACCCCGATTTTAAAAAGTTCGTTCGATTCCATTTTTTACGGTTGGTTTGGTAATTTAATAACACCCATTTTTACCAGTTCAAAAAAGCAAAGACGGCACGCGGTAACATCGTTTCCGGCATCGTGGCCGCCCTCAAAATCCAGTTTAAATAAGTGTTTATATAGTTCCTGCAACTTCGGCCATTTGTACCCTTTCCATCCGTTATGATTAGGCAGCTTGCAAACTTCCACGCTGGCCTCCATTGTACAAAATTTGGGTAACCTTCGGCCATTTGTACCCTTTCCGTAACGGATCATTTCGGCGGCCAGTATAGGAAAATCAAAGGCCATGTTATGAGCCACCAGGGCGTCACTTTCCAGGTAATCGGAAATAAACCAGTCGATAACCTGGGGAAGCGGTTTACCCTCAGCCTCGTTTTTCTCAGTGGAAAAACCGTTATCGATCCAAAATTTTTCTTTCGGAACAACCCACCCGTCGGGCTTTATCAAATATTTGTGTTCCTTAAAACGTTCGCCTGTATTGGCGTCGGCTACCTGCCAGGCCAGTTGAATGATCCGCGGCCAGTTTTCCAGGTCAGTAGGTGGCGCTTTGTAGTTTTTGGGAACGCCTGTCGTTTCAGTGTCAAAAAATGAAATGGTTTGCATTGTAACGGTTAAAGGCCAGCGGAAGATCCGCCGGCCATCGGTTCAAAAATTATTTATCGTCTTCTTTTTTCTTACGCGGTCCGCGCTTCTTTGGCTGGTCCTTCGTTTCGTCGTCCCCTGGCGCTGGTTTCTCTTCCGGTTTAACCTCTTCGTGGGGTATGTCTTCCACATGGTCGTCGGCGACCGTTACGCCGGCATTGGGACCCGCTGGCGCCGGTTCCTGAGCCACGCCCAGGAATAAGCGGCCCTGGCGCTCTTCGTCGTTCATGTTGCGGCTGTGCACCAGTTCGCCGCGCTTATCGTAATAGTTTACCCGTCCCTGGGCAGTGTCCAGGATCAAATACACTTCGTCGAATATGCCGCGTTTTTCACTGGCGATCACCGTTAGCCTGTCAGCTTGTACCGCTTCAATGGCTTTGATTTGGCCTTTATAATTTGCCTGGGCCATTTCCAGTTCGCTTTTGAGGCTGGCGATACGCATACCGTCGCGGCAATACAAATCCTTTTCGATCACCAGGTCGGTTTCGGAAAGTGTGCGGGAAAACTCCATTGTTTCCTTGCGTATCGCTGTTTTTTGCAGGACTTTAAGCCGTTCGGCTGGGTCCATGTCTTCGTAAATAAACGTGCTCATAGTTGGGCTTTATAAATGAAAAATTAGTTGTGCTGATCCCTTTTTACTTTCAGTGTGTCCACTGCATTGGCCGCCATGCGTTCGGTGGCCATTATAATGGCTTTGGACATTGACCCTACAAAACCCGGCGTCTGTTTGGTGATCTCGTCCAGCATGTACGGCACGCAACAATCCGGGCAACCTTCCAGGCCACCCATAACGGTAAAACCGATCTCACCCGGGTTAGTCACCTGGAGGAAGGCAAATAATACACCTTGTTCGCCGTGTTGCTCGTATTCCATTGTTTCCAAAATTGCCCTGATCTGCTTAACGCGTTCCAGGTTCCTTTCCTTTGCACTCATAAAAAAAGTTAATGGCCCGCGGGGGGTCGGGCCGTTTATAAATTATTTTCCTAAAACATTTTCGATCTTTTGCAGCGTGCCATCGATGGAAGCCTGGATATGGTTAACCGTGTTTTTCAGGTCCTCATTTTCAAATACAGGCGGTTCCACTGCTTTCAGTTTGGCGATCCACTCCCTGAACCTATCCAGTTCGCTAAGGGCTTCCAGGCGCTCGTCTTCCTTCCTTTTTGCCTCAGCCTGTTTGATCTCAGTAACACGGCGTTTCGCTTCCTCGATAGTTTCTTCCCATTCGTCCGCCGGCTGGTCCAGTTCCTCCAGTAAAACCTCGTGAAAATCCAGGCTTTCGGTGTCTTCCGGGCCAAACTGGAAAACGGGGTTATCACTGTCGGGGCCGTATAATTGAAACCCGATCGCTTCTAATTCCTTCCTTCTTTCCAGGCGGGTTTTATATTGCTCGATATTTTGGGTGATCTGCTGAACCTGTTTATCAAAATCCGCGTCAGTGGCCGTACCAATAAATTCCTTTTCCATAATACCCACCAAACGATCGGCGCCCTGGTAAACAAACCGGGCTTCCTTTTCTTGCATACCCAGTTTAACCAGCGTCAAAATACGGCTGTTTACTTTTTGTATCATGCGATCCAGGGCCTCGTTGTATTCGCGGATCTTATCCTGGTAAGTGCCCAGCGCCGTTTCAAATTCGGTATCGCTGAGGGCGCCAGTGGCTTCCTTAGTGGCCGTAACCACTATTTTTTGATTCTTTGCCGTGTAGGTAAATGTACCTGGTGAGGTTTCCCGCATACCCAGGCCGGCGATCTTTAACAGACGGGCATTTAATTTGTCGGCGGCTTGTTTCTCTTCCAGGCGGGTAGCTTCTTTTTGATCCGCATTTTTGATAAACGTTTTGGCCATTTCCAGTTTTTCGATCCAGTCGGCTTGTTCCATTTGGCCCAGGTCAGTAATAAAAACCATTCGTGCGGTACTTTCTCCGTTGGTGTAAATCCAGTGTTCGTGCTGATCCTGCACATAACCCAGTAACCCCATTTTTTCCTCCCTTCCTTCGCGGCGTTCCTTTTCAATGGCTTTGCGGTCGTCGTCTAATTTTTTTTGTGCCTCTTCCTGGTCCTTTTTTTGTTTCTCCAGTCTGTCTTTTTCTTTTTGGTCTTCCTCGTCTTTCAATCGCTTAGCTTCAACGATCGCCGCATTTTCTGTTTTTACGCGATCCAGGAAGGTTGCGTAATCCGCGTCCTTCATATCTTTTAAGGTCACCACGTCCATACTGATCGTTTCCCCGATCGTGTAATAAGAACCGGTGAAGGCGATACCGTTTTCGATAAGTTCAGCGACGCGACCCTGCAGCCGTTGCTGGGCTTCCCGATCCGCCTTTTCTTTTTCCTCTTTTTTCAGGTTATCGATCCGGTCCAGTTCAGCGCCCAAAGCATCTTCGCCGCCCAGTCCTTCCCTGAGCAACTTTGTGTATTTATTTTTTGCAGCATCCAGGCCGCGGCCAATCGCCAACGATTCCGCCTTTAAATCGGTGTGCCTTTTTTCAACGCCGATCCTTTTACTTTTCATCAGCTTGTAAGCCTCTTCCACCTGTTTGTAGCCGTCTTTGTCGTCAATGTCTTTAATTTTCAGGTCCTTAAATTCGTCCTTTTTTCCATTGATCCAGGCTTCGGCAATATCGAATTTTGCCACTTCCAGGTTTACTTTTTCATCCAGCGATAAAATAACAACGGCCGGAACCTCTTCGTGCTTAATATCCTGCACATCGCGGTTTTGCGCGCCGGCTTTGGGTACTGTTTTTTTGGGTTGGTCTTTAAGTTTTGTCATGGTATTTTTTTGTAAATATAAACGAAATGAAAACGTAATGGAAATATTTATTCAACTATTTTTGAAATAATAAGCGACATAAAACGGATCGCCACCGACTTCGGAACGTTGCCGGTGATGATCACGTCCTGGGGGGAAACCGTTATGGTGAGTGTCCCGGTATGTAAATAATCGATCGATGCCGGCGGCTGCACGCTGTCGGTAAACCCACGGTTTACGATCTCGTCTTTTTTCTTTTGAGCCGGCGAAACCTTTTTGACGGGTGGCACATTGAATAAATCGACCTGGGTTCCCGTCGGCAACTTCGCGGGGCCGCGACTGTAAGGCTTGTTTTGTTTCCGGGTGTAACCCTTCGTTTTGGTGTACTTAACGGCACCGATCGCTGAGCGCTGGATGCGGACCGCGTTAGCCGTTCGGCCTGGCATCCTGTTTGAAATTTCGGTATCGCTTAGGCCCAGGCCAAATAGGCGCCGTAACTCTGTATTTTCTTTTCTTGTCCATCCGTTGTTTATAATCATGGTAATGGGTTTACTCGTCCAGTTTCATAAATTGGTTATACTCTTCCTCTGTGATTTCCTGCCAGCTAATCAGTGTTATTTTCATAATGGTATCAATACCCAGGTTCATACCGTGAACATGGCAATACGGGTGCATCCCTTTTATAACTGCATTATCGAATGTTTCGGAAGGTCCTTTTCGCACGTGCACGGAATAGAAGTAAAATTTGTTGTAATGGTTGTTTGCCATGGTTAAACCTCTTTTATGGTGATGCCGAAAATGGCTTTCATTAATTTTTTCTTTTTCCTGTATTCCGGTAGGGTCCTGGTGAACTCACTTTTTACGTCGATCACCTGAATACCGCCACCCCAATATTCAGGCACAAAATCAGCGACGTAGGTACAAATTAAAATGTCATTCACTTTCAACGGGTAACGGACCTGCATTTTAAAATCTTTGATCTCACCATTTGATCGCTGCCGTTTCATTTCCACGTAAAAACCCGCTTCTTTGGCGGAATGAAACTTTATCCCATCAATCGGGGTTATCTTGTTTTTGTACTTCGGTTCCTTACCACGGCCGCCCCACGCCTTTTTCTTGTTGGCAATACTGGCGAGGTATCGCTCCGCGTCGTTATTCACTTTTTGGGTCCGCTTTAAATTTGTTCGGATCTCTCAGTGCCTTAATTTCTCCCAGTCTAACCCCGGTATATTCCAAACGGCCGGCCTCTTTGCTTTCCCGGTCGATCTGTGTTAACGTTGGGTCCTTAAATACCTGGCGGCCGCGCCTGGTTTCCACGACTTCCGCCCGCTCCAGTTCATACACTCCCCAGCACTCCCATATCATTGGCGGGTCCAGGCGCTCGTAAATTTTACCGTAGGCCCCCCGCTTCATTGCCTGGAAAAAAGCGCCGATCTCTTCTATACGGAATTGCCAAAGATCATTTGTCATATCCACGGCCAGGTCCATAATTTGCGCCTGTGTCATGGGTCGGCTAACATTGTACGCGTTTACCAGGTCGGAAATAAAGATCACCAGCAAACCCGCCGTTACCTCTTTACCGTGGTTTGCGTTCCACACGCTTACCTGCGTTCCTTCGTCCAGGCACTTATCAATGTCCACGATCCCGCGACGAGCCAGGGGCTTTATTTGGTTAAACAGTTCCGCCACCTGTTTGGTTTCCAAAGCGGCCAGCAACCCCGCTGAGCATTTCATTAAGGGCGCCACCGTCGATTTTTCCGTTTTGGCTACCTGATTGTTTTTGTTTTCTGTATCCATTTTTCACCTGGTTAAGTATGTTTTGAATATTCATGTTTATATCGATCAGCCGGGTTTTGTCCTGGTAAAACGGCTCCAGGTTGCCCCAGTTATCGAGGACCAGTTGCCAGCTTTGCAAAACCCGTTCGTTTTCGCCGGCTTCCTCGAGAACCACCTGGTCCAATTTTGCGCGGGACCTTACGATCGTGCGAAAATATCCGATCAGCGATTTGGCCGCGTTGCCGCCGGCGCCGTCAATTTTCGGCGGAAGGCCGGCGTTATTTTTTTTAAACCACGTATCGTAAATTTCGATGAACCCCACATAAACGGGATCAGCCGGCTTTTTTTCCTTTTTCTTTTTTTCTTTCTTGACCCCTTCCGTTTTTGGCGGCGCCGTTAATACGGTAGTATTAACGGAACCTTTGTTAAGATCGTTCTTAGTATGGTTAGTTATTGGTACATGCACGTTCTGAGCATGGTCATTTTGAGCATGTTGATTTTGTGCATCCTGGACTGGCTGAGGTTCCGGTTCGTGTTGTTTTTCAACACTTGTTTGCGGTACATCATGTACAATATAGCTGATAACCGGCAAATTGTTTTTTTGTGATTTGCTTACCAAAGTGGTGATATATCCCGCCGCCTCCAGTTCATTCCAAGCCCCATCTATTGCGGTCCGCTTGTCTTTTGGTAGGTTCTTATGCAGGTAGGTTTTGTATAAACGCCAGTCGGCCGGAAGGTGCAAAATAAAGGTCAGTAACCCGATCGCTTTTAACGAAAGGCCATTTTTGAAAATGGCGTTCGGAACGATGGAAAAATTATCGGTGTGCTTTTGCCGAATGATCCGGTCCATGCAGTTAGTTAAATAAAAAACCACTCACTTCAAAGCGTGCCGGCTTTTAGGTGAATGGTTCTTATCAGTTTTCAAACTTATGTCTATGCAAATATAACGCCCGGCACGGTATTACATTCGCTTTTTTTCCTCGATAAAAGTAGGGGTTATTTTACCTTGTTCAAAAACATTCTTACCCCGTTGGTGTTCGCCTTCCAGGAAACATAGCCATTGGCTCCGAAGTCCAGGCGTTCGCACCCGTCGCGTATATCGTTTTTAAGAACGTTTGAATGAAGTTGCTTTTGTGATTCCAGTTCTTTGATCTTTTCCCCGAGATCCTTATGTGCGCGGGCCGTTTCCAGTTGCTCCAGCGTTCCGGGGCGCTCACCAGGCAAAGCAATTTGATATTTCTTTTTCAGGAAGTCGTTAAACGCGTCGGACCCATCGGGCGCTGGCTCCAGTTCATGCAGTTGCGCGGTAAGATCGTCCACCGCTGCCTGGTTGAAATTCCTTTTCGCCTCGAATTGCCTGGTAAGGATCACACGGGCTTTTTCCACACGGTCCCAAAATTCCTTTGTTTGACCGATCACACTTTCGCATATACTGGCGTGTTTTTCAAACGGGATCACGTCAAAGTACCGGTTATCCCTGAGCGTGGCCAGTTCGCCGTACTCAAATTCACAAACCAAAATTTGCGTTTGTACCTGGGTTATGTGACTGGGTGGAATACCGCTTTCCCATTTGTCAGCCTCCCAGCCGCCGATAGTTTTTAACTCCAGTGTTCCCTCGCCACGGGTGCCGTGTTTATTAATTTTACGGTCCAGGCTCACAAATAACCAGGGGTATTTTGGATTGTGCACGTAGGCGTTGACGCGCTGGCATTTACGGACCAATTTTTTAGCCCGGTAGTTGGCGATCATGCTTTCCTGCGATCCTTCCCAGTATTGCCACATTGAGGCGATAAACGGCTCCTGTTCTTTACCCATAAACATGGCCATGTTTTCGATACTGTAACCGATCTCTTCGCCGATCTTGTCGTAAAAAAGTTCGATACTGGATTTGTAAGGGGAAAGCCCCATAATGGCGCCTACTTCACTGGCGCCGATACCGCGTTTACGGTATCTTAACCAGTCTTCCGGGCTCATGTCCGCGGTACTCTTTAAAATTAGTTCTGAGTTCATGGTAACGTCGTTTTTGGTAACGGTTTAAAATTAGGTGATTTTTATTTTGTTGGTGTGCACGGGCTGAATAACTACCGATTCCTGGAGCGGGTTACTATGGTTCACCTTTACGACCGTGAACCCGTCCGGCGTGCCTGTAATGGTGTATTCAGTGGTCCCAACGGTAAACCGTAGGCGATCGGTCCGAATGGCTGTAAGGTCTTCGCACGTGCCAGCGTGGGGTTCGATCGCGTGCGGATCAAAAATAATATTTAGCATGGTAACCTGGTTAAAAGGATCGTTTCGGTATTAGTGCGCTTCTTGTGCTTCGCCGACCTGCTTTGTCGCTTAAACTGATTGTGCCAATACCCGGAACTTCGTGGGCGCTTGTTTCCGCCCTTCCCGCGGCTTTACCCGCACGATCCCAGTTAAGGGTACTACGATTTTGGCGCGTCTTCTTGTTTTTTTGGCACTACTTTTTTAGGACCGGCACCGATCGCGTCGGCGGTTGCACTGAGGGCGTTAGCTGCCTTTTCGGTCCTCTCATTATTTTGGCCGTCCTGGTGTTCGCCATCGTTGTATTTCTCTTCCTCGATAACTTCGTGGGTAATGTCTTCCGCCTCGTTGGGAAGTTCGTTCAAAAAGTCGATCGAAATATTTTGTTTGCCGGCTTCCGCTGATTCATCCAGCGCGATAATACGGGCAACTTCGGGGGATAATGGAACATATTTCAGAACGCGGCGAAGTACGGTTTTACAACCCATTTCATCGAAGTATTTACCCCATATGGTCGATTCCTTATATTGGCTGTGTTTATAGTTGGCGCTTTCATTTCTCACCGCTTCCACCTGGGTGCGGGTCATTACTTTAAAAATGTGGCCGCCGTTGGATAAGCGAACGATCGCGTAAAAATGGGTGATCCTTTTTGCATCGGAAAGGCCGCTGGGCTTGTGAACCAGTTTTTCATTTAATCCTTGGTCATAATCGAAAACGTCGCCATCTTGCTCGTTGGCACCAAATACCGCCATCGCGGAAATACTTTTCACCTGGCCCGATCTCATGGCCAGGGTGAGCAATCCTTTATACCCGGGAATAAAAGTACATTCCATAATACCGTTTTTACGGTTGTTTTTGAACGGGATTAAGTAACACTCACCAAGGATATTATCAGGCATCAATCCCAGTTGTGCACTGGTCAGGATGCAGGAAACAAGCGAATGACCGGTGCAATCCATCAGCGATGGCGTTCTCAGCATAGCTGTAAGGCACGTTTGAATCATCCTTTCAACTGTCAATATTTTAGGAAGAGCTTGGGCAATCTGCCCCTTGTACTGTTCAAGCAATCCGGAAACGCGCTGTTTCTTTTGATTGAAAATCGCTAATTGTTGTTGTCGATCTTCATTTTTTTTGGCTAGTTCGTCGGCGGCATTCGTGTTCATGGTAACGGATTTAATTTGATTGATTTAATTTTTCTGCCTGCTTTCTTTCTTCGTTAATGCGATCCTGTAAATATTTTGTAATCTTATCGGATAGGCCGTCCATCGTTACATGTCCGCACACAAACGCTTTTGTAATCGTAACTTTTGAAACTCCGAGAGCTCTGGCCATATTTCTCGGATCGTTTTTCCTTCGCTGATCCAGCCACGCCGCGTGTAATTCGGGCGTAATATTCCTGGGGAACTTGTCTTTTAATGCCATGGGGTTATTTTATTGGATGAATGTTTATTGTTTCGTTATTATAGTCCGTGCTAATCCGAACTTTTTCGCCTCCAAAAATTACGTCCAAATGATCCAGGGCGTTTGTAATAACGACCCCGAAAACAGAAATTGAAACGTGAGTTATGGTCATACTTCCACCCGGAGCCACGGTCACATTGTTTTGAACCTGAAAACCGGCAGCATGGAGGCGTTCGCTGATTTGTTGGGCACTCAGGGAATTAATGTCGGTCATGTGTATATCTTCCATAAGAAATATTTTATTGATGCAATATTAATGTATTTTGAAAATAAAAAGAAAGTATTTTTAATCGCTTTTTAAAAATCCATCTAACCAAGCACCGCCAACAACCCGGGCGAACGCTTCGTAATTCTGCATTACTTCGCTGATCTTAATACTTAGCTGATCGATCGGCAACCGGCCAACGACCGACGCAATGACCAGGACCGGCGTTACCTGGAGCGTTTCGGGTTTGCCCTCTTCCTGGATCGGGTTAAACTCGATCGATCCCTGGAGTTTCAAACCTTTCAGGTCCAGCAACACATGCGCCAGGTTTTGCGTGACTACCTCCGTAACCTCGACCCAAAAGCCTGGGCCTACATACAAAATTTTAGACATAGGATCGGTTTAAAAGGGTAAGTCGTCCAGTGGTTCGGTAAGGTCGTGGTAATTACTGCCAAATCCTTCCTGGGAAGCTGGCGGCGGTGGCGCTGGCTGGCTTGTATTGCTTCCGGCGGCCAATTCGATCTTCCAGGCTTTGAGTGTATTAAAACACGATTCCCGGCCGTCCTTTACCCACTTCTTTCCGCGAATGTCTACCTGGACGGTTACAAGCTGGCCCACTTTGAAGCGGTCCAGTAAGTTGGCGTCGCCCTGGTGGCACTCCAGCGAATACTGGTTAGGATACTGCACGCTGTCGGGTTCCTTTACCCAAAATACACGCTTTTCAAAATTGCCCCTGATCTCAGCGGGGAAAATGTCGGTTATGTAACCGGTGATCGTTGCTTTTACACTCATGGCTATTTTGTTGGGATTTTTGAAAGGATTTGTAATACCTCGTCCCGGCGATGGCCAGGCATGAAGGCGTCGATTGATTGGTTAACCCGGTGGATCTCTTCCTGGGTCGGAAGGTTGCGCCAAATCTCTTCCAGCGCCTCCAGCTTTACGTCCTGGATCAAAATGGTTTCCGGTTCATCCTGAACAGTGATCAGTTTGCCGAACACTTCCACAGTCCGCGCTTCCGCCTTCGGGCACTTAATAACCGGGCTTTTGTCTTTGTTTATACGCTTTAACCAGGCGAAACATTCCAGGAAGGTATCGAACCCGGTTAAGCGTTTTAGGTCTTCTTTTTTCATATATCTACGTCCTCTATAATATCTAATTGATCAACTAAGGATTCCACATCCCGAACAAACATTTCTAATTCACGCTGAATGTAAATCGGTAACGTTTTTTCTCTGAGTTCCTGGGCGTAAACGCTTGTTGTTTTAAAAAAGTAATACGGGTGTTCGCCTTTTTCAAATCCTGGTTTTACATTTGCGATCAATGGCGCCGATTTAGTATCCGCAAATAATGAGTTATTCCGGATCGAATTTTCTAACAATTTAATATCGCGGTCCAGGCGTTTGGTGGCGCGGTCTTTCATCAATTTTTCTAACATTGGCATGATTTGCATGGTAACTTATTTTAGGTTTAAAAATTGTGTACTATAATATCTTTTTGTTGCTCAAATATACAACAGTTTGAATACTAAATGAAAATATTTAAAATAATTTTCACAAAAAAAGCCCGCTATTTCTAACGGGCCCCCTCGGTTACCATGACGAAGTACCATTTTACTGGTGACTTCAAATATAATCTACCGTTTTTATAAATGTGTAAAGCGGGATATTTTTAAACAATACGATCCGATTTCCGGCGGTTTAATTTCCTTTGGCTTCTTTGCTCTCCAGTCCTTTGATTGACTGTTATTTTTATCCCGATACTGCAAAACCCAGGGGTCGGCTGGTAACCCCTGGGCTTCATTATCGTTTGAGTGCTTAACACGCTCTTTTATTTTTTCCTTATACCGTTGCTTTGGTGTCATGCAATACGGATATACACTTTTGCCTTTTCAATAGCCCTTACCCTTTCGTAAACACCGTCACCATTCGGAGAATTATTTAGGTTAGTATTACCCTCTACGGTCCTAACTTTTTCAACCTGTATTTCCACTACTGCGAAAACGTGGCCCTTTCCTTCGCCCAGGTCTATAATACCAATATCGCCAGGCTGAGGTTGCTCTCCAGCGGGAACGATATATTTTTTGTCGATCTCATTCATTTGGCGAATACACCCGCCGGTTTTTACCAGGGGATTGTTTACGCCCAGTTCCGCGGCTGCTTTTTGATACGCCCAGTAAATGAACGCCATACACCAGGAATAGCCTGAATCGAGGCCCACCGATCCCAGGAACTCACCCACGGCCGGACCGGTATTATCGGGAACCTCCTTAACGCCTACCTGGGCCAGCATAATATCGAGTGCCCGCAACGCCAAAGTTTTTTCGTGAGACACCCAGGGTTTGATCAGGTGAACACTTTTTAACGGGATCTTGCCCTGGTCCGGGAACAAAGCCGACAACGTTTCCGGGCCGACAATTCCACTCGTGTCCTTCAATCCGTTTTTCTTTTGGAACTTCTGTACGGCCTTCGTGGTTTTAGGGCCAAATACAAGCGCTTCCGGTCCATCCAGCGCCAACGGGCCGAAGCCCTGTTTATTCAATTCGGTTTTTAACTTCAAAATGTCCATGGTGAGCGGTTTGGTTTTAAGTTGTAAAAATCAATATTACAAAATTCCTTTGATCCGTAGGTATATGCAAACCAGGAAAAGAGCGACCAGGGACCACAAAATAATGGCCCGCTTCGTTGCCTTGTGTTGCGCGTCTGCCAGGTCCGCCTTCAACTTTTTAATTTCCGCCGCTTGTTCGGCTCGTTCAAATAGCAATGCATCCACGCGTGCCGTGTTTTCGGTGTAAACGGTGATCTTCTTTTCCACCGTGTCGGGCTTGCATGGTTTATACTTGCTGTTTAACTCGAAAATCTTATCCGTAAGGCTCTTCGTCAGTTGCTTGTAATATCGCACGTCCTGGGCCAGCTTAGCCGTGTCCACGGGCAATTTTGCCGCCAGGCGCTCAGCCGCCAGCACGCTATCCGCATAAAGTTTACTTGCAAGCGCCCCGGCAAGATCAAAGAGGCTATCGATTTTAGCCTGGTAACTTTCATTGTTGGCCGGCTTGTTTGTAAAAACGGGGTCCGCGGTGTACGATCTCACCGGGAATTTCTCAGCACAATAGTCTGCAGCCGCCCCTGGGTTTTCGTTAAATGTCTTCTTTGCGCGGTCGATCGTTGCACAACCGGAAAGGAATAAAAAAAATACGATCCAGCCGGACGCTTCAAATAGTTTTTTCATGGTGTGAGGTTGTTTTTGGAAAGACAAGATATAAAAAAAGGGCTGCATAATGCAACCCTTCCGCGTACTGGCGCCCCGTTGTGTTTATAAGTTATGCCTTTGGCGGCGGTGTAACCAGGTTCTTTGCCAAATACAAAATGATCGTGGTAAGGACCAGCTTTCCAATGTTGACAAAATCTATATGCGTGCCGGTGATCCCCGAAGCCGCAAAGGATGAAAGGGTACTACCGACGGAAACAAACAGGGCTTTCCACAAATCCGTTCCGTTCAGGTTACCAGCTTTCGACGTTGCCGGCATTAAGGCGCTTTGCCCGAAATAAATTAACACGGTGCCGACCATGGTAATAAGCAAAATCCACCATTGTACGGCAGTGGTGGGCCATCCCGTCGTTGCCAAAGTGTTGGCCAGCAAAGAAATGATCGTGGCGATTAAGCCTTTGATTAAAGGGTTGTTCATAAGTGGGTTAATTTTTAGGTTTATTTTTTTTCTTCCGTAAAAGAGTGATAACAAATTTGGCCCGTGTTCCCTTTAACCTGGCTTCCATGTAATCCGCCATCGGATCAGCCAGCCGCTTCCCCAGTTGGTTAATGATCCCTGTTAACAATGCTAAAATGAGTATGGGGCCTATTCCAGCCTTTACGATCACCGTTCCGGCGCCGATGGCGGCCCAGGCTAAAAAGCCCCTTACATTTTCCATTGATACGGTTTTGTGGGTCATTGTTTACTGGCGTGGTTTCAAAATAGGGTTTTGATCTGTTAACGCTTTGCGAACGGTATTAAGTGCCATACCGATCGAATCAATCGCCTTCGGCCCCTGGGGCTTTGAGGTATCCAGTTTTGCCAACTTACTGGCGTTCCTTTCAACCGCCCCAAAAATTGCGCCCCAGTCGCCTAACGCTAATTCCAGTTTAACCTTGGTTGCGTCGGTGATCTGTGGAGGCGTTGACGGTTTGCCCAGCCAGTAGCCAAAGCCAAAAACACCAGCAATAATAACGACTACGGCAATGATTGTAACGATAACTGTACTTTTTTTCATGGTAACTTTTTTTGATTAATGCGTAAATATAGAAACAAAATTCAATTTACTTTATCGCTGATCTCATTCGGTCAAAAATTTCCTTTTGTGTCGGAAACTTGTCAGTAAAAAGCGTCGGCAGGTACATTGAAAACAATTCCGGCTTACCCGATTTGTAATCAGCTTTTGAACTGTAAACACTCATTGATATTGAGGTGGACCATTTTGTCGAATCCTGGTTAATGGGTGTTAATTTTTTACCTGGCGGCAATGCCTGTACACCAGTTATAACCGCATACACATTTTTATAGGTGTACATACGGTTACTATCTGTTATCGTGGCTGCTGTTGTATCCTGTCCATTTGCTTTGAAAGCAATAATTAACAGTAAAAAAAAGATCTTTTTCATGGTTGTATTTTAATTTACAGTTGCCCAAAGGCGGATGTAATATGTTACTCCGTTGTGGCTGTGCATTATGGTATGGTTTAGAGATTGGTTACTGCTTTTTCGGTTCCTGAACTTGCAGGTTAAAGAATTTGATAAAATACTGCGTGAATGGATTGTCGATCTTTGCGGGGTATTCCTG